TTGCGAGGAGTGCTTGAGCAGTGCATATATTGGACGTTGCTTTGTCTCGTCTTATGTGTTGTTCCCTTGTCTGTAATGCTAGTCGTAATGCTTTATTACCTTGGGAGTCTAGAGACTGCCCTACAATACGTCCAGGAATTTTACGTTTATATTTGTCAGTGGTTGCAAAGAATGCTGCATGAGGTCCTCCAAAACCCATAGGAATACCAAACCTTTGCATACTTCCAACTGCAATATCAAATCCCATTTCACCCACAGGTTGCATGAGCACTTGACATAGAGGATCCACCACTGCAATCTTCATACACTTATGTACATCTGCAATACGAAGAAGTGAACTTGGATCACGAAGTCTTCCCATATTATTTGGTAATTGAACCAACAATCCAAAGGCATCTTCAAAGTCCTCTAGTGATGCTACAGTATGCCAATCAAGTAATTTTATTTTAATTCCTAGTGGTTCTGCCCTTGTTTGTAAAACTGCAAGAGTTTGTGGAAATACTTCACTATCAACTAAAAATGTATTCTTCTTAGATGCACTGTGAGCAAGTAACATAGCCTCTGCTGCTGCGGTTCCTTCATCCAACAAAGATGCGTTTGCAACTGGAAGTCCAGTAAGTTCAGTGATCAGTGTTTGATAATTAAATAATGCTTCTAATCTACCTTGAGATATTTCTGCCTGATATGGTGTGTATGATGTATACCATGCAGGATTTTCAAATACATTTCTTTGAATTACTGGAGGTGTGATTGTGCCATAGTATCCTTGACCAATTAAAGTTCTCCTAACAACATTATGAGAAGCAATTTCTTTTAATTCATCAAGTGCCTGTTGTTCACTACAAGGTTCTGGTAGGTCATCATCACCACGAAGTAATATTGAATCTGGTACAATTTGCCTTACAAGTTCATCAATAGTAGATACACCTAAATCATCTAACATTTTAGATTGTTCTTCTGGTGTAAGACCTATGTGTCTTTGAATAAATTCTGACATTACTTTTTAAATTGCTTTTTTTCGTAATCAAAATCAGGATGTGGTTCCGCAGGAACCCAAGGATTTTTAGATGAGTTCTTAATTACAATAAATTTATCTTTTGCAAAAGTACCTGCAATCTGCACTTCAATATCATCACCATCTTTCCAGTTTATTTCACCTTTCAGATTTTTATGAAGCATGGCTTCTTGTATCTTATCAATAAGTTCTTGTGTCAATTTCATTTTTTAAACACTCCTAATTTTGCTAGGAGATAAACTGATAATACTGTCCAAAAGACAACTTCTAATCCTATGTTATTCATTCTTCTATTTCAAAATACCATTTAATAGATTTAATGTAATCAAATGTACATCCTATATCTTTATCACAATTAATATCATATTTACGATCACATAAAAAATTTCTTAGTTGTTCAATCGAATCAAACCGACCTTGATGTCTTTCATTTTCATCGTACAAATGATACTTCATTATCCAAAAGTAGAATCTGGTTCTAATGCTATGTAGTAGATAAGATTATAACTTGAGTTAGTAAATTTTGCAAGAAGTTTGGACGATATGACAACATCATATGCACCAGGTATTATTTTAATATTTTCAACCTTAAAATTGAATGAGAAGTCTTTATCAGTCTCACCTACAACCACCGCAAATTCATTTGATGTATCATTCTTTTTATCTCTTACAACTAACTTAACAACACCTGCTTCACCAACTGCTGCTAAATCTGGTAATTGATATACTGCTGCTGCCTTCAGTAACTTTTCTAGAGTGACACTTTCTAACTGAAAACAAACATCTTCACTTGGAAGTGCTATTTCTTTTTCTGGTGGAGAAATAATTACCTGTGGATCTGCATAAAAATATTTTACTCTTCTCTTTCCTTCACGAATTGTAAGATAAGAATCTTCACTAAAATCTAAATTAGGATCTTGGTGTAAACTCAATCCATTTAAGAATTGATTTAGATCATATATCGCAACATCTTTTGGAAAATCTTCTGAGATGTCTGCCTCTGCTAAAATGTTTTTAGCTACAGATATAGTGCGAAGTTTACTACCCTGCTTAACAAGTATTGAATTATTAATACCTGCAAAGTTTTTGAGGACTGTAAGTGTGCTGTCTGTTAATTTCATAGAATCACGTAATTTCATCATTAGGGCATTTGGTCAAAGTTTCCAGAGGGCATTGATGGTTCTCCATAATGTCCGTCAAAGTGTGCTAATAGCATAGCATAGTGTATGACTTTTAACAAGTCTTTTTTATTTCTTCCATCCTTACTTCCATAACGACTTCCATATTTTAGTATGTTTGCTTGGCAAAATTGTGCTGCAATATCTCTTGCTGCCATCAAGTCGATGGTTTGCACTTTGCGAAACTCATGTTTTGTTCCTGTGTAGTGTCCTTGATAAGTTGATGAAACATACTCTTCAATATCCTTGAGAATTTCTTCTTCATGATATTTGTATTGGTGATTTTTTTGTGGTTCGTAATCCATTTCTATATCTTCCATATTTTCTGTGGTATCATCACTTAAATTCATTTCAAAATCATGATAAACATCATCAGGATCATTCGTTTGAATACCTAATTCTGATGGTGGCCAAGGTGAACCAGGTGTCCACTCAAATCCACCAGATTTTTTGATAAATTCCATATCCTTATCAATATTACCAACTACTCTTTCTGCTCTCGCACGATCTGCAGGATCAGTGAATGGATTTTTCCTATTAGGATCATTACGTTTATAATCGTAATAATAATCCGAATGTTCTACTTCTTTTTTCTTCATGATTGGATAGTCTTTATCAAAAGTGCCGTTAAGAATGGATGCTGCTAAACTCCATGCATTAGTCATAAGGGAGATTTCTCTCCCCATATTATATCAAAGATACTATGACTCGTCAACTGGTAAATTAAAATCAGCATCTACCTTGTCATATAATTCCATGAATGATTGCTTGGTCTCATCATCGAAACGATTGATACATACCTGCATTGCCTTTGCCTTATCATTGAAGATACTATATGCACGAACAATGTGTACCAATCTACGTGTGCTGATGATATCTTCAATACCACCATCATAAAATGTTTTACGAATGATGTCTGCCCAATCAACAAGTTTCTTGAGGAATGCCTCATCTTTACATCCAACATTCTCAGCATGAAGACGTAACATCTTCTCTTCAATCTTTACTGAAGGGTAGGACTGCTCGAAGGTAACTGGAAATCTTTCGAGGAATGCTTCGTTGAGCACGTTAGTTCCAATAAATCTTCCGTCGTCTGAACCTCTACCCTTAGTATTTGCGGTTGCGATAACGTTGAATCCTGATTTGGGTCTAACGAATCTTCCAATTTTTTTAAGGAAAATACCAGTTCCCTCAAGTATGCTTTGAAGGCAGAGGATTTTGTTAGAGGCAAGGTCGATTTCGTCAAGTAGCAATATTGCTCCTCGTTCGAGTGCTTCAATGACTGGGCCATTGTGCCATACGGTCTCACCATTAACAAGACGGAAACCACCAATAAGATCATCTTCATCTGTTTCGATAGTAATGTTTACACGGACAAGTTCACGATTAAGTTGAGCACATGCTTGCTCTACTCCGAATGTCTTTCCGTTACCAGACAAACCTGTAATAAATGTGGGGTAGAATAAATTTGATTTAACAATTTTTTTCAAGTCATTAAAACCACCAAAAGGTACAAATGTTTTTTCTACATTTGGAATAAGATTTCTTTTCTCTTCTGCTGCAGGTGCTTGAAATGTTCTTTCAATTTGCTCAACTTTTTCTTGAGTAACTTCAAGATTCCACTTACCTTTTGAAACTTTGAACTCCGCAAGTTTTCTTGTTACGGTTGCATATGCGATATCGTTCATAGCACAGAATGCTTTGATGTCTGGAGTTGTAACTTCAGAACCATATAGATCACGAAGTTTTGTAATAACTTGATCTTTAGTCATTTTTAGTTGGAAGGGCACGTAAGTCATGATGTAATTTGTTTCGTTACACCTATTATAATCCACCCAGTTATAATATCTATAACGAATGTGCCACTTTTTTAATTGGTTTATATTCCCTGATCTTTTTGACTTTGAAAAAATTCAGTCATGGAGGATTGTAGTTGACCTTTATTTTCTTTTGGATCTAATTTATTATATCCCTTCATTTTCTTCCAATCCGAATAAAGTGCTTGAAGATGCCAAGATTGAGATAAACTCTTAGGTCCATTCTCTAGCAAATCAAGTTCCATCTTGTTACTTATGTAACTTTTGTATTCTTCTCTCCAATTGGAGTCATCGTAAAGTGGTGTTGTCATTATCCGTATGTAAAAGTTTTTCCTTTGATTTGAGATTGACCCTCTGGGTTTTTACCCTGTGGTTTAAATTTACCTAATTTAACATTTTTTGATTTGCCGAGTCCACCTTTTCTTGTTGCTGATAGTGTACCAGTTTTTTTCGTTTGTGTCAACA